GAACACGGCGGCAGTCAGTGGAACCATATATATGGGTGGTGGGGGTGGGGGTGCGTTCGGGACAACTCCCGGGGATGGTGGTTCGGGTGTCGTTGTCTTGTCATACTCGGCATATGCAAACGTCGTTCCAACCTCGGATATTATTACTCCACTAGAATTCTTCTTTTGCCGCCGACACTCTGCTAATAACAAGGCTCGCGAGAGACTTCGGCGTCCGTACTTTCCCCTGGTCGCCATGTGGAATCAGCGCTTATATGTGCGCTTTACCTTTCAGCAAAATACTTGGTGGTGTAATGCACCCACGGGGAGCAAAATGGATATTTATTCACCAGACACGACAAATTTGCCGACTCTCATCACAGAAGAGATTCTCCTCAATGACGACGAGCGACTGTACTACATGAACACGCCTTTAAAGTACCTCGTACCCAAAGTTCAAAAAGAGTCAACCCTGGCCTTCTCGGGCAACAATCCTCTACTCGAGTTGACTGCAAATTTCCCTGTTCAAACATTGGCATGGTTTTTTAGAAATAAGAATTATGAGAATGTGAGTGACGGGCGTTATTCAGACTCGCGGTACAGTTATGGATACACAACACAGTACATTGCTACTGGTATTCAGCTTCAATTCCCCTCGGGCAACTCCAATTTTGTTGATGTGATTAGTACAGCAAAAATCACGTTGAATAACGTTGATATTCTCAGTACTTTCCAGGGGTCTCTTTATTACTCGTTCAAACAACCACTTGAACACGGGTTGTCTATACCATCTAAAAACATCTATACATACTCGTTTGGGCTTACTCCAAAAGAGTACAATCAGGGGGGGTATCTTAATTTTTCAAAGTTAAATTCACAAACAACTAATCTTTCACTCACATTCAAACCTGAATATACAGCGCAAATTACACAGGGATACAATTTGTATCTGTTTTATTATGGGTACAATCTTCTGCAATTTCAGGGTGGTTTCGCAACAACTCCTTTTCAGTAAGGATATAAGTGATGATACCATTCGAAATTGTCCATCTAATAAAATTGAGCTGCGCAACAGTGGTTGTCAAACCCTTGAATTCTATACGCTCGGTTCGACAGAAGGGATCGAAGAGCTTCTTCGAGTACCCATCCAAACTGGACTTGTAGGCGACGTGAACGGTGAACATTTTTCCATTTGGTGCAGTGTAGGTCACCTGTTTAGCCTTGCAATAATTGGTGACAAACCACTCGAGTTTGCGAAGAGAAATACCTTTCCGATGTTCCAAAATATCACACAACTGTTCTTGATTTTTTGGCTCGTCAAAAAAACGTTCGAGACTCGTCAGCAAAAGTGTAGACTTGTTCATTAAATTACTCAAGTTTCTCAACCTTAAGTGACTAAGATTCCCACGGAGCTTTCACACGTTCAATTTGCTTGATGACGGGTAGAGGAACCTGACTCTGGTGAAAACCACAGTATCCATTCTCCTTTGGCTGCTTCATACAGCGCTTCTTACTTTTGAGAATACCCTTGCAGAATGTACACTCCACCTTGGCAGAGTCTTTCATGAGTTGCTCAACCGGAATATCATACGTCTTGGACACGAGTTCAAGTGCACCGACGAGCCTGATGTTGACTCGTCGACAGACCTCCTCCTCGATCATGTCGAGAATCTGTTGTTCCATCTTACTATCTATACTGTTGAAACTTTTAAGACCAGTCGCACGGCGACTGTGATTCCTTTTTACGGAACAGTTCCTGCGGAACTGACTTTTAACCCGAAACGACTCAAGAATTCCCTGCGCGCGCCCATCTCAGTTTCACTTGTCGTTTTGACCATGAACTTCTTGTCAAATATTTGATTTGCATGCACCAACGGTTCCAAAAGATCCTGAACTGGTTTTTTGAATTGATTGCTAAAATAATAGTCATAATCAATCGGTATTTCCCTTTCAATGACCCAAGTTGGATCCTCAGCCTTTTCGTACATCTTTCCAGGTCCCTTGATAATCACAAAGGGGACCCTGTCACCCTGCTGCGGCTCTGACCCTGGTGCGCGCGCCTTGATTTTGTCCCGGACCTCAACGTGAGCCATTTTTACCTTGTAATTTGCCGCGAGTTGCTTACTCATCAAAAGCTTCTGCATAGGCACCTTTCCATTCATGAGATTCCGGGCAGCTTCGCGCGCCTCCTCGATGACGGGGCGTGGATCACTCGACTCGAGAACCATTCCCAAGAGTTTCTTGAGTGTTTCGCGAACGAAAGGACAACTGTCGCGCCTGACCACCTGGAGACCCTTGACGTCAATCTTTTTGAAGGCGATGTCACCCGCCTTGTTTTTCTCGTACATCTTTGCTGCATACCGCTTTTTAGAATACAAAAAGTACGGGCAATAAACCTTTTCGAGTTCGAGATCGTTCGGAGCCTTGAACAGTTTCGTACACTGTTCGGCAGCTTGCTCACCAAGCTCCCACGAGTAATCGATCGCCTCTTGACCCTTGCGTCCCTGAACATCAAACTCNACCATCACNGAGTCAGTGTCCCCGTACCTCACCTTGGCACCCTGGAAGTTCTCTTCGACGTAATTCTTGGTCGTCTCAATCATTTGTCGTCCGCGCATAGTAACCGTAGATGCGATAGCGACGCACGGAAGCATACCCTTAGAAGCCCCGGTAAACCCATAGATTGAGTTCATGCTAATTTTGTAAGCGAGTTGCTGACCGTTATAAACCGCCTCCATCGGTGTTCCTTCTGCCGCCGCCATCAGTTTCTTCGCCTTTTTGCGGAACGTCTTGAGATCCATCAAGATGACAGGAAGGAGTGAAGGCGCTGGTGCCTGCGCAAACCTGTGAGGTCCAAACTGCTCGTACGTGACCCCTGGAAGGTTGTCGTACTTTGGATCCATGACGAGCGTCGAATAGCACAGATTCTCAGCACACATGATGCTTGGGTACAGGGACGCGAAATCAAGTGCTGTGATAGGTCCGTAGTAAGCGCCCGTCTGCGCCTCGAGGACAGTCGCGCCTTCGTACCCATCAGTTGCCGGACCTCCCGCTCCATACTTGAATGTCGGAATAACAAAGTTAAGTTCCCGAGCTTTCTTTGCCATCTGAGAAAACACCTTGATTTGCTGTCCGCGCTCGCTCAGGAATGCCAAGGGAACCCAACACGCCTTTGCCATCTCAACCTGGTTCTGAATCTGACAAAGCTTCTCCATGAGTGCGTGCGGCAACTCGGTATCCTTGATACAGTAATCAGCCACCTCACCGAGTTTTTCAGGATTGCCTTCTGCAAAACGCGCAAACATCTCTTTGGGTGGCATGTCCAGTTTTTGGTCTTTCAAAAAGTGTTTGGAGACATTATTCAAAGAATAACTCTCGAGCTTGTGCTCACGTTTCACATCTTGGAACAGGTCAAAAACGTACCGACCTTTCATAGGAACCATCTTGAGCATGTTGTTCCCTAACGCGCTTGAACTCAGATTCTTCTCCACAAGATCCACAACCTCACCACGAACCCGACCCCACACTGGTGCCAGACCGCAGTGAATCGTCGCTCGAACCAAAAGATACTCCAAATCAAATCCAAAGATGTTCCATCCTGTAATAATGTCCGGATCAACACTAATAAGATGTTTTTGAAAAGCCTGAAGAAGCTCGCGCTCAGTTGCAAACCAGTCAAAGCCCGCCGTCTCTTTCAGACACAGACACTTGCGGTCGAGATATCCCTCTTTTCCAAACTCCTTGGTTGTCATGGCAATCTGAAAGACAACATCTTTGGGATTCTTAGGATCTGGNAAAGCNCCAGTGCTTGAATAACACTCGATATCAAACGACATGATGCGCAAAGGCGCCAAGTCGTCCCTTTGAATTGGCTTGATGTGACGCCAGTCTGGCGCCCAGAGATTCACTTCACACGTCGATTCCACATCCGGCTCGCAAATTCCAGGNTCTATCCACCCTGTNGANGAACACCCCGACACGTGCATAAACCTCAGGACCGGGTCTATGTTCGATTCGTACACGCGCGCCCCNNCAAGTTCTGGAAACTTGTTATTATCAATACACCACGCGCAGTTTCTGATTGCTTTGTGCGTCTTGAATTCCATTTTCAGAAACCGTGAAAGTTCGCCATTCTGAAATCCCCAAAGGTCTTTGGCGTGTTGAACTTGACACGAGACGAGCCCGCGCCAAAACAGATTCTTCACTGCATCCCTTGGTGCATCCGTGCGAATGTAACAGTACGGGTTGAATTTTGTTCCGAGAGAAACCGATTTACCATCTTCAGCACGACCAAAGATACGGAGAGTATATTGGTCGTCCTGGTCTTGTCCACTCCAGGCAATAGCCTGGAATTGTGGGAAGGACATTATTTATTTAAGGGTTTATTGTTTTAAATACCTGTAGAACCAAAACCCTCAATTCCACGCTGTGTATTTAGAGGGGTGTTCTCGGTGGGCATCTCAACAACATCGACTGTTGTGAAATTCTCGAGGATGAGCTGAGCGATCCGGTACCCTGGGCGAATCACGAAAGGCTGCTGCGAATCCAGGTTCTGAAGAACCACCTTGACCTCACCCTGATAATCTGGATCGATGACGCCTGCCAGTGTGTCCAGACCGTGCTTCACGGCGAGTCCAGAGCGAGGCGCAATACGTCCATAAGTTCCTGGCGGCAGCTGAACTGAGATGCCGGTGGAGACGACCACGCGGCGACCTGGTAGAACGACATAGTTGTCAGTGCTGAAGAGGTCGTAGCCAGCGGCACCAGCAGATGCGCGGACTGGGAGTTGAGCATTTGGATTAATCTTGGTAACGTTGAGCGCCATTGTACCATTTAAAAGAGACGAAGCTTTAAATAGTAGAATGGCAGTCAAGTCTCTCCTTTTGGACATTGACGGTGTTATCATTCGTGATAAGAATCTTTTGAATCATGTGCGTGAGAATTGCACAAATTACGTCGCCTCGAAGTTGCCAGAGGCTAAGAATCCTGGTAACGTGAATCGAGTCCTGCACCTTTCACATGGACACACGGCGCGAGGTCTCAATCTTGCTTTCAAAGTGGATACGAGTGATTTCAACGAAAAGGTATATGATAAGCGCCTCATGGAACACTTATCCGAGGTTATATACGGAACTGAGTTTCAGGAAGAGGCGAAGGAAATCTATAAACTTACTCTTAATGAGTGGAAAGTGACCCTATTTACGAATTCTCCAATCGAATGGGCAGGTCCAGTTGCACGCGCAATTGGGGATAATATTTACACAACATGCCCTGACCCGTATATGAAGCCAGAGGTGCCGATGTACACGCAATTCGCGAAACAAATGACCCATTTATACTTTGACGATTCTTTGAAGAATTTGGGAACAGCGCGCTGCTTAGCAAATTGGCACCCAGTTTATTTCAATGAAGGCGACCAGGAGTCGCGCCTTTGGTGCCCCCAGGTGGGAACTATGTGGGAACTTTTGATGTACGTCAACTCAGTTGACCAGTGGATCATAAATAATCATCTTGGTAATTAATAAAATGAGTAATAACCTTGTAACTAAAATCCNGAGGCAACAAGAACTTCAGGGCATTTTAAATAGAAATTTAAACGAAGGTGCGGCAACCAGGGCGCTACAACTGATAGTAAATATTCTTAGGAATCACCCTTATAGTCATAATCAAATTCTCATACGTGAAGCTAGACGGCGCTTAAACAATTATAATTTAGGGATACTTTCAAACACAAATTCAAACTCAAACTCAAACAACAATGTAGCACGTCGTCTGAATTTCAATAATGTCAGAAATATGAACGCGAACAATAACTTCAATTGGAATTCAAATGGTAACCTTATAAAATTCCCTGCTCAGCTAAACAACAATAGCGAGAGTTTCACGTTGAATAATTTTAGACCAGGGCAGCGTTATGTTCAAGTAACGCATGGTAACACACGTTCTTATTTCAATCTAAATTCATTTAAACATATGTGGCAGAGGGGGGGTAGGAGAAATCCACTGACAAGACACAACCTTACATCTAACAATTTAAGTATTGTGAGATTCAAAAATAAAGAAAAAAATACTACGTTTAAAAACAAATGAACCAGTATGTTCGTACCAGTGATGGAGTCAAATTCAAGGTTAACCAAGGTTTCGTAAACGAATGCTCGAAACTCAAAATGGCGACTATAATGCTGGATTGTTCAGATGAACACGCCTTTTTTGAAGTTCCATTAGTTAATATCGATTCTCTCTTGATGGAAACCATCCAGAGATTTATGACATCAAATTCTATTCCAGAATTCCAAGAACTTTCCCCTATTTTGTTAGCTGCAGAACATCTGGGATATGAGAAACTTGTGCACAGGCTTAGAGCCAGCGACCTTGTGAACCCTAAATGATCAGCCCTGCTCTTTGCAAGGTTTGCCTGTACTACAACCCCGGTGACAAGACGTGCGCACGATCCGTCGTTGCCGCCGCTCCCGGAAAGGTTTATCACGACTACGCCAAGATTGTCCGCTACGACCCGAAGCAGTGCGGTCCCAAGGGCAAGTGGTTCGAGCCGTTGATGGGAAAGGACGGACTCTCAAAGACGCCCGTCGAGGAGCTCTTCGAGTCGATTGATATTTAAACCCACGCCTGGGGTATAAAATTCCATTCATAAATCATCACTTTTGGAGCATTAATGTAATTCTTCTGAACTGTAGCCAAGAATTCGTCAAAAGCGGATTCGTCCCATATACCAAATGCATCCAAAAGTCCACAAATGGCAGATTTTTTAACTTGACCAGTCCCTAGGCTAGGATTCGTTGCAGTAAATTCTGTTCCGGGCGCATTTGACTTTGCTCCGCATAAAGTGAAATCTGTGGTTCCAGCAGTTACGATTGTGTATTGTACATTTGGAATCATGTCACAAGCATCGACAAGGTCAGTGTTAAAACTTGCTACACATTCTCCNCCAAACGTTGACCATTTTTCGACNGAAAACATCGCCCATCCTTGCTGATTTTGGTTTGATGCAGAAAAACTTTCCAAGGCTTTGCCTATAGGTCCACCCAATAACTTGGTCGGATCATTTTGGCACGAGCAGTAATCCGTTCCCATCTGAGCAAATGAGCAGGCGTCCCCACCTCCTGCATCGTCACACGCTTGCGAAGTTTCCCCGACCCAATATATTTCTGGATATCTCACGCCTCCGATATCGAAGGTGGGATCACCTCCTGTTCTTCCCGANGCCCATCCCCANTCAACAGGAATATCGGGCAAATATTTTTGAAACGTCGTATTAATCCACGATGATCCATCTTTGGTCGAGTAGCCGGTATCTTTCACGTCACCCAATTTTAAATTTTCCCAGTCGAATCCGATACAGGTGACCTTTTTGTCCGCCGCAACCGAGTTGAGTCGTACGACCTCCTGGAATGCAAGTTCCATCATGTCGTTTGTTTCTCCTATGCTTGTCCAAGGATTAGGAGAACCAGCCCAAGGAGAATCGGGTTCGGTGTCCAGCACAAATCCCGCCTCGCAATTTGGCGGTAATTTATCCAACCAATACGTAACGACCCAGTTTTGTTGGACATAGGGACAAAAAAATGGGTCTTGGATTAAAAAGAATGCCCTATTTATATTTTTTTTAGTAATATAACTGATGTAATCTTTGCAATAGTTTTCAAATTGCTGTTCGTTTTTTCGACATTGATTTGGAATGAGCTCGTGCCAGATGCCGATTGTCATTTACTTGTGCTGAGAATTTATTTAATATTTCTATACTATAAATGCTCAAGAGCGTGGCGCAACTCATCGTCCTTCTCCTTGTAGTGAATGTCATTTTCACCGCGTTCCTGTATTAGTGGGTGACGGACGAAGACATTACAAACCTGCCAAAGAAGCCCAGCGAACGGTTTATGGCGCTCTTGTATTACAACGTGACGACGTCGACATCTACAGGCTACGGCGACATCGTACCGAAGAGCACACGTGCACGTGTCGCATCCATGGCGGTCCAGATTGTCATGCTTTCCATCGTTATCAAACGCATTCTGGAAAAGTGAAGCACATGGTATTCTGTCAAGGCTGTTCGCGTGTTTTAAAGATTGAATGGTAGCGTGGACGCCATGCGCATAGAATCCAGCAACACATGGTGAAAACATGCACCTTCATACTTAGAGTTCACTTAAAAATACTATTGTGGAGCGCCTCACGGTACGCCATGACAAGCTCGTCGTGCTCTCCGTTCATACCCTTGAACCGAAAGCTCGAATCTAAATTCTCAAGGATCGCACGATCCTGCTCGACGATCGCCTTGCCCATGAGCACAAAGAGTGACGACGGAACACCAAAGTTTTGGCTGAAGCCCACAAACATCTTGGTCGTGAATTCATCAATCGGGCACAGCGTGACGTACGTCATGAGCACATTGTCACCACGGACCATCACGTCACTCCATGTCGTGTACGGTAGAACAAATGCGTGGAAGTTGTGTGTCGTGCTCAACCCGAACAGCTTGGTCGTCAGGGCTTCACGATTGGGAACATAGTCAAACTCGATCGTGTGACCCTTGTGAACGACGTTTGTCGGTTTCTCACCAGCCGTTCCGAACCCAAGAGGATTTGCGTGGACCCACGAGGCGTGACACGGGTCGATGCCGTTCTCGATAATCATCTGAGCAGACTGCTTGATGGTCGTCTCGAACCACATGGTGCTGAATCCGGGTTCCGTCACGTGTGGAACCTCGGGCGGGTCTGGACCATCGAGTCCTTTTGGGCGAACCCACAAAAGTCCATCCTGATCTTTCTTATCAAAGTCAATCTGGAGAAGCTCGGCACACTCGTTGCCCCACGGTTTACACAGCTTCTTCTCCGTGTACCTCCATCCATGGTACGGGCACTCTATCGTGCCGTCCCGGCGCACTTTGCCCCCTGACAGCGACGCGCCGCGGTGCCGACACGCGTCCGATGTGATTTGGACNTCGTGATTGTGATTGCGCCACACGACGTAATTACGATTNGAGAGGGTCACCTTGCGTGGCTGCTGACCGAGCGTCGACGTGCGCGTCAGTGCAATCCATCCCTCCATACTTTAGAAGCGTGAGATATTTTTAACTCGAGCTCGGGACATTTAAGGCTGCTGCTCTCAAAGACGCCCGTCGAGGAGCTCTTCGAGTCGTTTGACCTTTAGAGACAAAGACCTNTTGAANANTAAATGGAAAAGGTTATCATAAAATACTGTATAGGCGCTTATATGTATGGCGCGTTGCGAACCATCGCTTACGCACCCCCTCTTAAAAGGGAAGAGTACGTGACGGATCGTGTAGGGCGCGTATTCATGCATACACTATCCGCGCCATTTGTGGCTCCAGGGTATCTTTTCAAAGACCTCAAGAACTTGGAACATGTGGCTCGCACGATGCCCGGATCCATCGACCGGAGTCCATGGAGCCATTTAGAGCCAAAGACCTCTTGAAAATTAAATGATATTCACCTGGCTAAACAACGATGAACTTCGCGAAATAGGCTGGAGCGACCATCATATACATTCGGGTCTCGTGGCCCAGGTGGCCGCATTCTTTTTCGTGAAGGACAAGGATGACGTGTACAACGTCCGGCGGAACTTTATCCACGGAACGTACGACTGTGAAGAGAACGTTACATTTCGTGGTGAAGAATGGGCGGCGCTCATCACGACATGGATTTAATCCGCCATACTATCAATGGCAGAGCTCGTGTTCTTGTCTACAATCATCACCGCCATTACGACATTCGGTAAAATGATATATGATGAAATAAAAAAGGCTCACGAAGAGGCGCGCGCTAAAATTGCAGAAACGAATGAGACGATCCTACTCGTAGTGAGCGGAGAAGGATGCATACCAGACGCCAGACGCCAAAAGAGGGTCGTTAAAGTCATAGAGCCCTAAATAAACAAGTAAAATGGAGCAGCCCAAGGTCATCATCATAGGTTACACCGCCGACGGCCGACCTATCTAC